GGAAGATACTACTTTACAGATTCTTGAGTATGGTAAACAGCTAGGTTTTAAGATTAACAACAAATAATACACTAAAAAGAAGCGAGTTATATATTAAGTATTCATTCACTCTAAATTAAATAAAATGAACTCAAAAAAAGAGGCTGGTGCAAATAGCAACGGCCAACCAAAAAGACAGAGGCTCTCTAAGAAAGAACAGGCTCCTGTTAAGCTTCAAGAAGAAACATCACTTGAAGTAGACGTATTAGATCTTTCAGATGATGCGTCAGATGAAGAAACATTCCTATTGCCTAATGGCGAATTCGATTGGGATCGTTATGAATTTCATCACAACACCAAACTAAGACGTAACGATCGTATTAAGACTGGAAGTCATAAGGATATCGTGTATTGCCACGAGCCATATGCACAGGACTTTTACAACATGATCTCAACAGTACAGTTTGAAGAAACTATTTCTGAACTTGGTGTAGGTCGTATTGAGACTGGTCGTATCCACTCTATGAGTGAGAAATGGGCTACTGTTGATATCGGTTATCGTGAGATGCTTTACATTGATCTAGCTAAAGAAGATCGTGATGTTATTGAAGATATCAAGCCAGGTGACGAAGTTTCAATTAAGATCCTTAGCGATAAGACAGAATCGAAAGAATACGCAACTGCGTCTATCTCTGAAGGAACTAAGCAGCGTGTGTTTGCTGAACTAAGAGTTGCAGCAGATGAAGGTGGTACTGCTTACATGGGTACTGTTAAGGAGATGATTCCAGGCGGTGGTTACATTGTCAGCGTACAAGGTATTAATTGTTTCATGCCAGGTTCTTTGGCAGGTATTAACAAGCTACATGACTTTGAGTCTATCATTGGCACAAAGATGTATGTTGTTCCAGATTCTTTCTCTGCACAAAAAGGTACTATTGTCGTATCACACAGAAAGTATCTACAGGCTATGATCCCACACCAAATCGAAGAGGTGAAGAACAATATGACACACGAGTATACTGGTAGTGTTACAGGTTCTGCTAAGTATGGTGTCTTCGTTGAGTTTAATACTTGCCTAACAGGTATGATTCACGTTAATGACCTAGATCAAGACCTTGCTGAAAGACACAGATCTCAAAGCATCCAACCAGGTGAAGAGGTTAAGTTCAAGATCAAGGAGATCGTATCAAATGAGAAGATTATCCTAACACAAAAAGAAGTTGCAGAGGTTAAGGAAGACACTTCATGGGAAGAGTTCTCAAAGACTTTGAAGGTACCTATGATTGTTGAAAATGCTGTTATTAGATCTATTAAGGATTATGGTGTATTCATCTCAGTACATGGTTCTGTAGTTGGTATGGCGCATATCTCAGAGTTCCCAGAAGGAACATCCCTAAAGGATACGTTTACTAAGGGTGAACAGATCAAAGTAGAAGTTACTAAGGTTGATCTAGACACTAAGAGAGTATTCTTGAAGGTCATTATGTAATAACTTAATACGCTTTCTGAGGCGGATATATAATCTTAAATAGTAAGATTCCAATATATCCATGCTAAACGAAGCGAACAAAGATATTCTATTAAAAGCTTTTTGCGGAATTGAGTTTGAATTTTATTCAAACCATTCGGTTGAACAGACTGCTGAAATGCTTGGAAAGGTACTGAACCGAAAGGTCAGAGTCGAAGAAAAAGCACACTCGGACTTCAAACCTTCCGATAGAGAGTTTAAGATAGAACCCGATATGTCAGGTGGTGCCGGTCTCATGGAAATGGTGACCGGCGCACTTGCATATACTGATGCAAGATTGATTATTATCAAGACTCTAGCGTGGATTCAGGAAAATGGATACACTACAGATAGAGCAGGTATCCACTTGAATGTTTCTTTTGATAAGAAGCAGGTGGGTGCAAATTTCATCACACATATGAATACTCTTAAGTTTATTCTTGACTTTAAAGAGGATCAGGTTTATAAGTTCTTCCCTGAAAGAAGGGACCTCGTTTACGCAAAGTCTATTAAGTATATTCTACCTAAAAACGAGTTGTTTAACTTTGATGAAAACCACATCTCAAAACAGCAGTTTAAATATCCAGATACTAAGTATTATGGTGTTAACTTCTTAAAGCAAAATGATGGCTATCTAGAGTTTAGATATCTAGGTGGTAAAGACTACGAGAAGAAGACTACAACAATCCTACATTTATTGGACCTGTTCTTGATTCAGCTTTGGAATGCGTGTGTTAATCCAGATTTGAATGAGTTGAACAGACTTGAACTACGTAGGATCATGAACAAGTTAAAACCAACATATGATCTATACAAGGACCACAGAAACTTTAAGAACTTTCAGAATATTAAGTTTACACTTGATTTAAGTCCTGATGGTGGTAATCGTGGTGAAACGATAGATATGTATTGGGATCAGATCAAGGAGCAAGTCATTAAGCTTATTACTGAAGGCGGTCTAATCGAGGGTCATATCAACTATGATACCGATAGATCTAAGGTTCAGGTTAAAGACGGTAAACTAATGGCAGCACATAACTTATCTGGTTATGAATTTGTTGATTGTGAGATTAGAGGCGAAATAAAAAGAAGTGATTTATATCGTTGCAAAATTGAAGGTGCTGATCTACAAAGCTGTAATCTATTTCAATCAACATCTATTAAAGGTTCTAAGGTACAATCATGTTATACGCATGCAAGTTGTACCCTAGAAGACTGTTATGTATTTGGCGTTGACAGTATTTTTAAAGGTAAAATGAAAGCGGGTATCTTCAGAGAGGGTGGATACAGCGAAAAACATGCACAATTCGACGGAACTGAAATTGTGAACTCTACAAAAATAGACTAAAGAAAATGGGAGATATTTTCGAAGGTAACTTAGGTGATTTAACAACACCACCATCGTATGATCCAAACTGCTTGAATGATTTCATCGATGAGATTGCAAGTGAGGTAACAGGTTCTTGTATGATTCCTATGAATCTGCCTAGAGCCGAGGTATACAATATTATTAAAAGAGCAAAGAAGTGGTTCTACAAGAACTATGAGTACTCAATGACTGAGAACTTCTTGTATATTCCTTTAGAGGCATTCCAGTCTGAGCACTTTAAAAATCGTAGGGCCCTAACTATGCCTGGTGAAAACCCAGCGACTGGAGGTAACGAAGTCTATTCTATCTACGCTGTTGCTATGGTTGGATCTAGATATGGTGCTGGTTCTTCTATTACATTTACAACAGGTGACTTTGATATTCAAAGAGCCCTATTTGGTTCTTTATATTCAGGCGGTTCATCTGTTGTTGAAGGTGCTGAGAACCTACAATACTATGTGATCAACGAATCATTCTTTGACATGGCGCGCCAGATCTTAGAAAATCCACTATCGTTCCACTACTCACAACAGACTCATGAACTTAAGTTCACAGGTCAAACACCAAACAAGCCTGTTATTCTTGAGATCTATGAGACTATTCCTGATTGTGCTCTGTTCGGTGACGAGATCTTCTTTAGATATGTTGCTGCGAAGGTAAAGGTTTCTCTTGGTCAGAAGCTAGCTATCTTTGGCTACAATCTACCTGGTAACATTACTATCAATGCTGATGTTATCCAGTCTATGGGACAGGAAGAACTTGATAAGGTAATCGAAGAGATCAAAACAGACGAAGGTACAGATTGGATGTTCCATTCTTAAACTGATATATAAACTTAGCAATGGAATTCTATATTAGAGCTTACGGTGATCCTAACTTTGATCCATATAAAATCCACTCTGAGAGTGAGATTTCAATGGTTCTTACACAACTCGAAACCATTCTTTTCACAAAGAGGGGTGATGTTATGGGTGAACCATTACTAGGAGCTAATCTAGAAGACCTTGTGTACACATTAAACTATAACGAAGGGCAGATTCGAGGACTCATTGAAGAGCAAATTGAAATGTTCTCACCGTTAGCACAAAAATATAACACGCAAGTGTCTGTATCTTTCTTTAAAGGGACTGTACGTGACATTGCGCAAATTGACATTGTAGTTGATTCTAAGTATCAAGTCGGTGTCTACATAAATTAATAAACCCTATCAATGGCTGATTTTAACTTTCTTAGTGCCGCAAGAGTCAAGGCTACCCAAATTCAGGAGGATACTAAATCGTATTTGAGCAGGGTTTATGGTCGTGCCAATAATCTATTTACTTCAGCTTCTCCATTTGCGCAAATGGTCAAGGTGGCTTCAGAGCTTACTGAGATGATCATGTACTATGTTGAAGACGCTACTGTTGAGCAGAATATTTTAACAGCTCAACAACCTGAATCAATCTATGGCCTAGCCGCTCTTACAGGTCACAATGCAACTAGAGGTTTCTCTGCTATGGGCGAAATTGAAATCGCATGGCAGCCAGGCCAACAAGACACTATTGCAGGTGAAACTCTATACATCTCTAGCAACACTGTTATTAAATCACAGAACAATGGCTTAAAGTATCTACTAAGATCTTCTGATGATATTATTCCACTACTTAAGTCTGAAAGAAACTTTATTAGAATACCTATTATTCAAGGTGAGGTACAGAGACAATCTCTTACTGGTACTGGTGAACCGTTCCAAACCTTTAATGTTCAGACTGGCGGTGCTACAGCACATGACAAGGTATATGTTTCAGTAAATGGTGAACAATGGACTGTATACAATAGCCTTTACGATATGAACGCAACGACTAGAGGTGTTGTTATTAGAACTGGTGTTACTGGTGGTATTGATCTTTTCTTTGGTAATGGTAACTTCGGTATGATGCCTAATCTAGGTGCATTCATCCTAGTTGAATATATTAAAACAGGCGGTTCTGCAGGTAACCTAGGAGATGCTCCTGATATCACATTTGAATTTGAAACAGCCGGCTTTGATAGTATCGGTAATGAATATAACTTAAACAACCTTATCGAGGTTAGAGTAACTTCAGCTCCTAAGATGGGTGCTGACCCTGAGTCAATTGAATTTACAAAGCTTATTGCACCTCTAAACTCAAAGTCATTTGTGTTGGCTACACCAGAGAACTACGAGCACTTCCTGGCGCGTTATAACATGTTCTCTTACATCGATGCATACAACCTGACTGATGATCAATACTTAGACGATGACAACGTTATGTACCTATTCTTGTTACCAGACGTTAAGTCTAAGCTAAGAACAGGACATGACTATTTCTCTATGCCTAAAGAAGAGTTCTTCTTTATGGAGTCTGAACTAGAAGGTATTAGAGAGGCTATTGAACTTTCAGGCCAGCAGATGGTAACTACTGAGATTTCGTTTGTGAATCCAAAGGCTAAGATGTATGCAATGAATGTTTGGATCAGACACTTTGAAGGCTTTGATGAAGTTAAACTTATGAGTGTTGTAAGAAGCAAGATTTCACAATATATCCTTTCTATTACAAGACGTGATAGACTTCCTAAGTCAGACATCGTTGCACTACTAGAAGGTATTGATGGTATTGATTCTGTAAACGTACAGTTTCTATCTAAGGCGGAAGAAGATGCCATGAGAACTGGAACGTATACGGTTACACAAACTACTATTACACCACAAACTCCAGTACTTGAAGATGTTGGTAACGGTAAAAATAGAATGATGTTCTTTAAGAAGACTGTTACTTCTAGCACTGTTACATTTGATAAGACTCAAGGTATTCCAGCTGAAGTAAGACAGAATGTTACAGGTCTTGATGAGTTTGGTGATATCGTCTTGAGTAAAGAAGAAGTTGCTATGTTTAGAGGTGGATGGGCAGATAGAGACGGTGCTACAGTAAATGACTCTGCTAGAATCGGTGAATTGGCTGCACTTTCTATTAACTTTAGTAAGCCTATCCCAAGATCAGTATATACACAAATACAGTCAGCAAATAGAAGAGCATTATAATGGCAGACGAACTATACAGAGGCCTTTGGAAATACAAGTTAGGAAAGCGATATGATATTGCTAAGTCTTCTAACGATAGTAGACTAAATGAAGGCAGAGACTACACGAATGACTTGATGCTTAAAGGCCTATCGAGACACATTACTCGTAATGATACAATGCTTGATTTCGTTAGATTCATTCAAGATATGTTTGTGAACGGTGTTAAGACCGTAACACAATTAAAACTATACAAGGCATTTGCAATGCCGAAAGACTATTTAAAAGTTAAGTAATGAGGTACCAGGGGCTTAGATTCTTTAATGGCATGAACACTGAAATTGAGCTGAGCTTTGACTCGGCACTCGGTGCTTATACTGGTACTCTAAACCTAAATGAGGTTTCAACAGGTCTATACGAAGCTGCTACTATCTTTATTCTAGAAGAGGTTGTTACACAATATGGTGCAGCATCCCTTATGACACCAATTGGTTCTAACGTTGGTTCTCAATTTATGTTTAAGTTTGCGGACACTGAATATACTAGTAAAGATATCAATCTCTTTACAGCGTCACTATCCGATGGTGATGTTTCTATTTCTATTGAGGATTCGGTTTACTTGGATCCACAAGATAACTCAATTGCAGTTAGTACACTTGATGGCATTCATACTGTAAGTGGCGCATCTACTAGAGAGGCACTTCAGGTAAACGTTGCCCTAAACTCTCAAGTTGAAGGACCTCACTTTAGATACCTACATGTTGTTGATGTAATTGATAACACTCTTGTTGTTGAGATCGAAGTATATGGTGAGACTGTTGCTGAAGAAGAAAGACTTTCTGTTCTACTTAGTAACCTAGGTGCAAACTTTACTGCATCTGATCAGTTCCTTTTTAAGGATCATGACATCAACGAGGTAGCTCCTGACTGGATTCTTATCAATAGAAAGCGTAGAGAACTTCTACTAGAACTTTCAAATATCAAACCATTCGTTGGAACATATAAGGCTCTTGTAAATGCTATTAAGTTCTTTGGATATAACAACCTTACACTTAAAGAATATTGGTTAGTCATTGACGATAGATCACCTATGTTTGGTAAACTTAAGGCATTTGAAGTACCTAACTCTTCAAAGGGTGCTTATGTCTCTAACAAACTTATGGGTGTTAGACTGCCTTCTTCAACATATAAGAAGACATCTAGATTTGGTCTATTCTATAAACTAAACACACCTAATGGTAACTTTGACAAGTGGGATATTCCAGAAGTTGATGAAGTATTTGACTTCACAGCTGACGAGGTACTAATCAAGCTTTATGGTCTTAAGTCTAAACTACAGCGTGAATATCTACCACTAAATGCCAAGATCATTGACATCATTGGTGAGGCCGACTATTTCACGAACTATAATACAAATATCTGGAATAACCAGAATCCTATTACTACCATGACAGCTGGTGTGGAACCTAAGATTGAGATCCACAACGCTGAAGCTTTTATCGAAGATTTAAATTTAGTTTCAAATCTTTATACTGGTAAGGAACAAAACTTTGAAAATCTGTCAAGTGTTGACAGGGCTACCTTATATGCCGACACACTTGCATTCTATAATAACTATTACAATTTAACTCGCACAACGTTTGCTGATATTACAGAGGCTCTTCCTATTGGTGCTCCTATTATGCTTGAGTGTACCTCTTTTGATGACACATGGGATGCAGCCATGTTTACTTGGGATGATGCTGAGTCTTACATCACTTGGTCTAATTGGTGGAAGCGCAATGTGTATGAACTAAGATGGACAATCACAGGTCCTAAGAACTGGAAGCAGGTGATCACAGGATCTATTGATGATGTACTAAAGGTTGCTATAGCACTTCCATACAAAGGAACCTATTCAGTTGTCTTCGAACAAATTGATCTATTCAATAACACTACAGTTCTAAGATACCCTAATTCTATTGAAGTTAAGATGAAGCAGGTTGAGATCTATGGTGTTTATAGATGGATGGATCGTGAGAAATATGATTGGTTCTCTTCTAATTTTAAGTGGGGTCAAGCAGGTGGTTCATGGAGCTTTCCACAACAGAACGATGATACAGTTGACCAAGAGATTGGTACACTTTATTTGACTCTTGATAGGGCTAACTATTTACATGATGAGACTGATGGTATTAACTTCTCTATGGTTAGAAGATATCTAGATCCATCTTCTCCTACTGGATACTCAGACACAACAGGGCCATACTTCTGGAAGAATCTTAAAAAGCATGTATGGAATGATGGTAAACACACTTGGTGGGATGCAACTCACGTAGGTGCTGATGTGGCCGCTTCATTTAAGATCACACAAGCTGACATTGATTCAATCATTGAAATCAAACATCAAGTAAGTGAAGGTGTCTATGCATACGGTTATGCTACGATTAACTTTGATCTTAATGACCCACTTGACTTGCCATCTTGGCAACAAGCAGCGGACGATCTAAATACATCTACAGATCCTATCATCTCTAAATTCAATTATAACCCAGTGTTTATTGATAATAATAATGATGGTTTTAATGACGAGTGTCTGTACATTCTAGCAGTCGGTAAGGAGTATTCTTCATCCTATGATTTTGTAACAGTTGATCAGGCATCAACTAGCCCTACTGTTGTAACTATTGATGCTAGACAGAATTATACACAACATAATCCAACATATAACGATGTTCAGATTGCTGAGGCACATGCTGAAATTGAACTACTTACACACATGACTTTCTCAGTAGATAAGTCTAGAATGCCTGGTAAGTTAAAATATGACTGGAAACTACATAATACTAGTAAAGAAGTAGAGGATATATACTACAATAGTAAGTGGTTAACATATCTCTTTGAGCACAGGGGTGACTATACACTTGAGCTCGAAGTTACTGATGTTAACGGTAACACTAACAAACTGGTAAAAAACGCACTAACAATTAAATAAAATACAAACAAATGGCGACTATTACAAACATTCAAGGTACAGACAGCCTATCAGCTTCTAGGGTTACATTGAACGATAATTTTACAGCTATCAACGATGAGTTGGTTACTGTAACTGCTAAGTTGGATCCTGTTACTGGTAACCTAACTGGTATTGCTGCAGCTGAAGCTACTAGCGTACTAGTTGATGGTGGTCTTGCTGCTGAATTTAAAACTGCTGGTAACACTCTTACAGCTGCTACTGCAGTTGACGGTGAAATTACTTTCAATGACGCAGTTATCTACGACAAGGAGATTATCACAACTTCAATGCCTGCTGCACTTGGTTTCGATTCAAACACATACATGATCGATTCTGGCGCAACACCAATTACACTTAATGCAGCTGAAGAGGGACAGCAAATCACACTTATTGCAAATGATGCAGCTGGTGTACAATTCGCTGTAGTTGGTAACATTGCAGGTGTATCTACTTCTATTGATATCCAACAATACGGTACTCTTACTCTAAGATATATCGGTGCATCTTGGTACATCCTAGGTTCGTTCAACGTAACGATCGTATAATTGAAAACGGCTTAAGCCGATAAAAGAATAATTAGGCATTAAATGGCAACACCATTAGTAAGAAAAGTTCAAGAGCAAGGCGGAACTATGTTCGCGTTTGCTTCTGCGGCTAGAGATTTAACTAGAGCGCAAGGAGACCCGGATTTGAAGTTCGAGTTCTCTCACTATGCTCTATTGGATCTTCCAGAAGTAAATGCTGGTACAACTGCCAACTCTATTAAATGGGAAAACTTGTATGAAGGGGCTACGCCATGGTCACTTCCTACGCTTTCTACAGATGATAACGAGAACTGGTCAATGTCATTTCAGAACTATGCTCTAAACCTAGAGGAGATCATTAGAAATGACGATGACTTTGATCCTGTAATGTATCAGTCAGATGCCGAGAAAATCTTCTTTAAGTATCTTGCAGCTCTTGACTCTTTTAAGATTCAAGCTGCTTCATCTTCAGAGGCTCTTTCTACTTTAGGTAGATACGTAGAACTTCCTAATGCAACTGGTACTGGTAGTGATTACACAAGACTGATTAAGTATCTTGGTACTATCGACGTAATCAACGATAAGAATTACGCAGCTAACACATACCAAGAGGTATTCATTAACGTTCCTACTTCAGTTGGTTATACACCAACAGTTCTTCTTAAAGAAGACACATACAATACAACTAGCCTGACTCTAACTCCAGGCACAAATATTAATGGTAGATCTAGCCATCCAGATTCTCTAAGTGTACTATCGTTGCATGATATTGATGGTGTTACTCCAGTATATGATATCAATACAAATACTACACCAGCTGTAGGTATTGATTTCAACGAGGCTAGCTACTATGCAGTTAACGTAAATTCTTCTATCAATACTCTACATGATTTTTCACAAAGAGGTGGTAACTTTACGTTTAATGCTGTTCTAGTTTACTATGATTTGTACTCACAAACAAATCCTGGTAACAGAGCTACAAACCTATACGGTATCCTTCTATTGGATCAGTTTCAAGATGGTAACATTAGAGAGCTTATCAAGTACAAGCCAAACTCTGTCACTGGTCTAAATGGTAATGCATACTCCTTAAAGCTTAATATCAAGTATAACACATCTCTTGATAATGTTGGCGTTGAGAATTCAATCAACGACTTTACAACGTTCTCAATGGATTTGTTCTTTGATACTACTTCTGTTCTTGAGAATGCTACCAAGCTACTTATGCAAGCTAATGATAGATATGCCGGCATTCTTGACAGACTGAATGTGATGGAGAACATGGTTCTTTCATCTGAAGATGCACAAGAAATGTCTGCTCAAATTGCTAGTCTTCAAACTCAAGTTGAGAATGCTTCTCTTAATTATGCTGACGAAGCTTCTCTTCTAGACATGATCACTGAGATTAATAGAAGAGTTAATAGTATTGTAAACGGTACTATTCCAACAGAAGTACAATATAATACTAACGTTGTTTTTGCAGGTCCTGGTATTGAGGTAGATAAGTCTACTGCAAACAAGATCAAGATTAATAACATTAATAAGGGTTATCAGTTCCCAACTCTATTCCAATGGGATAATAATACAAGTGCAGTCGGTGTGAAGATCGATGCATTTGATCCTAATACTGCCGATCAATATGGTATGTATGTTAGACTAAAGGATTTCTCTAACATGCTTAGAGTTATTACTACGTCAACTACCGCGATTGAGGACGTAAATATATACATTGATGATTCTACATATAAGTGGACCAATGGACAATCTTTCAAGATTGTTTTTGATAGTGTACTAAATATGGACGGATATAACATCAACATTTACACTGACAAGAAAGGTGGATGGCAGAATGTCGCTACAGTCGTAACAAGCGATTTAAATGCTTCTAAGCCATACATTGAAATGGTATGTGTAGATGAACTAACATTAACGTTTGCAACAGACGTACTAAGATAAGATGGCAAATAACAGTATTTCACAAATCATTAGACAGTTTCTGGAAATGAACCAGAACTCTTTGGAGACTTATGAGAAGATCTCTGAAGCGATTACGACTGATAAGAAGACAGTAACGGTTGATCTATTCGACCAGTCTGGTAATCTTAAGACAGTTCAAGTCCCAGCATTTGGATACCTTAAGCGTGAAATCGAAAGACTAGATCAGAACTTTAAGTCTCTATCTGGTCTTGGCCAAGGTGATGCAGCTGTTAGAATGGCTGATGGTACATTTAGACAGATTCATAAGTCTAAGCTAAAGTCGCCTGCTAAGACAGTTACATCTGTATCTGCACCTAGAACATTTACAACTAAATCAAATAACTTCTTTGAGTCTTTCCTTAATCCATTGCTAAGCATTCAGCTTGACGTTGCGGGTCAAGTTCCAGCAGATACTGAGAAGATCAAAGTTAAAAGATACCTAATCGATTCTACTGTTGCAGCTTCTGCTGAGTGGTTCGATAACAATATTAAAGGCTCTGATTCTATTGAGATCAATGGCCTTATTTCTGATCTAGAAACTAACAACATTGCTTACATCATTGACGAAGAGGTTATTGATGCTCCAGTTAGATCAACACAATACGCGGGTTTCTTTGATGTGTCTAAAGTAAAGACTGCTCAAAGAAATGTAGTTGTTGATGGTGTTTCAGTTACTAAATCAGTAAAGCTATACAGCCTAAACAAGCTAACATATACTGATGCTAAGAAGTCTCAAACAGATACTGAGACTCTTAAGATTGGTGATGAACTACTTGTTAACTCCGGCACTAACTCGACTAAATACAGAATCGTAGCACTTAACTCAGATACACTTGAGGTTGAATTACTTCTACTAGAAGGCTATGAAGCTATTAAAGTCGGCAACGCCCAACTAAAAGTTTATAAAAACAAAGAGGCTTACTCTTCTATCGACATCAACGTTGGTTTCGATGAGAGAGCAGCCATCTTTATTAAGCCTGTTGATCCAGACTCAAACCTAGAGGCTGAATTCTGGTCACCTGGTACTGCGATCTATACTAATGACTTGATCATCACACTTGCAAATGGTGAAGTTCAGACATTAGCACAATACTACAAGGAGCAAGTCTCTGACTTTGGTCAATTGATCAAGGCACTAAAAGATGACTCGATCCCACCATCAACACTTGGAGTGGTTCCAGACTCACCAACTCTTGAGACTGGTAACTTTAAGGTTGTACAGGTTAATGCGCACCTGACATCCAACAACGCGTTTGAGCAAATCAAAAAGCTAAACTCTAGTAAGACTACAGCAGAAGAGAACATTAAGAAGCTTGACGAGGATCTTGCTGCTAGAAGATCTTCTATTGCTACTAAGAAGTATAATACATCTGTTGAAAAAGACAGAGATAGAAACGAACTTACAGCTGCGTTAAACCAAAGATCTGCTGAGTCTAAACTTTATTCATCTCTTGTAAATGAGATCAGATCTCTAAGTGATGTTAACTCTGTAAAAAGCACTGCGGCTAAATATAGAATTAGAGGTTTCTGGACTATTCCAGCTCCTAAGAAGTCTGCTAACACGATTGACCAAGAAGTTGTACAGTTTAAGGTTCAATATAGATACCTATCTGCTGATGGCAAGCCAGCGCCGATTACACAAATTCCATTTACTGATACAGTATCTGGTAAGGAGAAGACTGGTGCATTCTCTAACTGGAATGAAGTAATGACTCCTGTTAGAAAGCGTGTAAAAGATGAGGCAACTGGTAAATACTACTGGGACTCTGAAAACGTTGAAGACAGCCAGGCAATCAATATTAACCAACTAGATCTTCCTATCCAGTCTGGAGAGGTTGTAGAGATCAGAGTTAAGTCTGTCTCTGAGGCAGGATGGCCTGCAAACCCAGTGGAATCTGAGTGGTCTAATATCGCTAGAGTCGAGTTTGCTAATGGTACGCAAGCTACTGAGTCTGTTGTTAGCATCGTCGATCAAAACTCAGCGGAGATTGCTAAAGTTAAGTTGATGGAAGAACTTGAGTCTAGAGGTCTTTACTCGCACGTAGCAGATTCATTTGCGGTTAACGAAAAGTATTTTGCACACGAAGCAGGTTCTATTGCTTCTGGCTTCTTGACTCCTGAACAGTCACCAATCAACCTATTTGATAAGTTGACTGAGATGCAAAATGAGATCCTAAGACTTCGTAACATTATTGAGGGTGTTCAGGGTGAACTTCTTGTTAAGATTGTTCGTGAAGATGGTTCATCAGAAGTTATTCAAAACAATGACAACAAGCAGATCTTTGCAGGGTACTACTCTGACGAGATTGCTAACCTAACTGTCAAGAAGGGTCACATTGTTACTAAGACGTTCAAGATTGTCATTGAGAACACACAGGCAACTCCTCTTGAACTTATCTCTAGGCTGGTAGGTGATAGAACACTTCCAACATATAACTCAAGTACGAGCATTAATAATGGCTTTGGTACTGCACCTTCAACTACAGTTGATCCTAACGTAGCTAACGATAATTACTATAGAACTGTTGGTAAGTATGACCTTGTTCCTGTTCAATACCAGAACGTATCAGGTTTGAACTTGGCACTTCCATACTTCAACGATTCTCCATATCAATCAGGTCAGCTAAGAGGTCAGTTTGCATACTCGAGATTTAAGAACATTGCAACAGACACAGACCTTTACGTATACAATAACATTAACCTACTAGATTCATCCGGTGCAAATGCATTCGAATATGGTATGTATGATGTGTCGACTTTTACTCCAACTACTACTTCAGGCGAATATATCTTCGAGGGTACATGGACTGGTACTACACCAAATACCCTTCCATTGGCTACTGTTACTACAGCAACTTATGACTCTGGAATCTTCTTACATCCTAGCCACCCAGCTCTAGCATCTACTACAACATATGGTGACATTTACGACAATGGTGGTAGATTTGTACAGGCTAAAACTGCTAACCTAAAAGCTACAGATGCAGAAGGCTTTAAGCAAACGGCATACTACTATGACTCTGCTCTAGGAAGAACTGTTAAGTCTTCATTTGAACCTAATGATCAATACCTATTGGGTGGTAGATCTTGTGGATCATACCTATTTGTTGCACCTCTTTCTGCAACGTCACTATCTGTTAACGCCGATAACAACTCTGGTATTAAGTCTATTAAGATTGGTGAGAACAACGCGATCACTATTGATGTTGTATTCCAGTACAGAATGACTGACTACTCTGGTATTTCTGATAGTGCTGCTGGCTTTGTTGGTGGTATTGCTTCTACGACACTTAATAACCTTTCATATTCTAAGAAGATTGGTTTCGATCTATTCGATAAGTCTGGTAATCAGTTCTCATTCGATCTAGAAGTATTCGCCAAGTATAAGGCCTAAAGGCGCGCCTGGAGCAGGGGATATATAAGCTAAGCGCTTAATAATATAACTCGTTTAATGGCTAACATCAATTTTGAGGCAAACTCTAATTCATTCGAAAATAAGTCTAATGTAGTCTTAAGAACGAATCCAAATCTAACTTCTAACGTAAAGCTTGTAGTTGATTCGGATGGTTCTTTGTATATGGACAGCATTAGTGCCAATAGAGTACTATCGGACCAACGTTACAAAAAGGTTTCAGTTGATTCTGGTAGTAGCTATGCCTATGATCTAGCCAAGTTTTACAAGAATACACCATTAGACAAGGCATTTGAAACATATAGAACCACATCTGATTTATCTGTTTACAGAGACTATGAGAGTCAGTATGAAGAGCAATACCATTATGGTGCTAGGTTAAATGATTCAAAGCTTTACAAGGACAACATCAGATTCATGGCACCTTTATGGTTGGAATCTGATCTACCAGAATATTTTGTAGTATACCGAATCGATGAACCTGTTTCTGAGGTTGATCTATCAGATGGTCTAAGTGGCATCAATGCTAGAATTATGCAGATGCTTAAGAAGGCAACTCTTGTCAAAACGTTTGATATGCGTAAGGGTTCTAAGCTTGGTAACTATCTAGATAATTATGTAAACGATCCTAGGTTTCCATATGCTCCTGTAACCGTATCATTTGAATCAAGTGAGAAATCAACTTGGAATGGTATTGATTTGGTTAAAGGTGGTTTTACATCTTCGGCTGAGTTTATGTATAACGAGTTTGTTGTCACTGACCGTCAAGAAATTCTAAACAATCAATTTATTACAGAGGGTTTTAGACGTAACAAAATGGTTTGCGCAAACCTAATCAACTTAGAGTTTATTTTTGATGATGCAACTGTTGAAGCATATGACGTAAACAGATATGTTGGATTCTATGTTAAAGCACATACAGAAGGTAAGTTTAAAGCATCTAAGTTTGCTAAAGGAATTCTACACGTTGATATATCTACAATTGAAACTGAATATGATCTAAGTGCTTCGTCTTTAACAGACATCTCTATGTTGCCTACTATGGATCTTAACAAGCCAGTATTACAGTGGGTTAGAACTAGAGATAATTTCTATAACGTTGTTAACGAAAATATTCCACTATTTCAATTAAAGGTTCCTAGTATTCCAGCTAACGTGATTGGCGGAATGATTAAAAAGAAAGAGACCCTTGAGATTAAGTCTATTATTCCTAATGTTAAAGACTTCTTCAAAATTAATATTACTGGAACTCCTGATTCTGGTGAGAAGTTTGTTCTAGCAGCAAAAACTGAATGGCTTCCGACAACTAACAAAGATGGCTTTACTATTTTTGCTGATTCATCAGTTGCCGCTGGTAAGGCAGATGGTTTAAAGTTTTCTAATCTAGGAACTACTAATCAGATTGCCCTTGCAATGCTTACTGCATTTAATAATATCGATGACAATCCTTTTAAGATTACTAGAGTTGACAGCTCTCTAATTATTGAGAACTATTCAACAGGTAACAGACTTCATAGATCTTTCTTTGGAATACATCTAACAAACACTTCTAATACTATTCAAGTTGAGGTTGGTGAATATGACAATGTTACTAAGAAAGTCGACCTGGATACTGCAGATTATGCAACATATTTGACTTATTATCCAGTCGGTGGTTCTTCTGTTAATACTGGTTATTTGATTCCTAACTCAGAGATCGGTGATATTGATAACAATACTTTTATTAAAGACGGTGCTAATTATATTAGAATAGTTGAAGTCGTAAAAGATCCTTTTTATGATGGATGGAGAGTTTGCCTAGGTGGCAAAACTTCTACTAACCTTTACTTTGAGGCATCAGTAAATCTATACAAAGATTCTTATATTGAGTTTGGTAAGTTTGAGGTATTTAATTTCATTGATTTTGATTTCAACTTCTTCTCAACACAAAACTCTGATCCAAAAGAACTGTTCCATGAAACAGAACAGGATACAAATGTTAATACTTCTCAGCTAGAAGACATTAACAAATATAATGAGGATTGGTCAACATACTTCAAACAACTTGAAGGCATCCTACAACCAATTACTCCGACAATCACACCTAACAATAATATCTCTAACGAGTATGATCGTCTTCAGGAGAATTATACTAAAGAGACTTCGATTGTTTCAAGAGTTGTTCCTACTATTAATAAGTGGGTTTATAAAAATGGTTTAACATCAAGAGAGAAGCCATACTTCCTATCAATGTCTGAGGCATTTGGTAAAACAAACTTTGCACCTGACTTAAATGTTTCTGGAAGAGACCCTAAAGCAATGACTCACGAATGGTACTATATTTATGGATACCCTGAGTATTCTTCAGTTCCACAAACTGCTGCTGGTATGGGTGATATCATTAGAGACTTCTACAGTTATATTCAACCTGAAAAGTCTATCAATCTTTCTAGTGATAATCTAACAAATATTACGGAAGATTGGTTTAGCAGACTATTTACATTTGAGGGTGTTGAAGTTGATGGCGAAATGGTTCCAACTGTAATTAATAAAAAGTACACAAGACTAATTAAGGGCTCTACTGCTCAACCTGCTGAAACAATGTTTAGAGGATTGAAGGTTAAGATGTATGCTCGTAAAGAGTTTAACGAAAGTAACCCTAGAAATCTAATCAACACACCTGAATTCAATAACTATAAGTTCAGTTCAGTTCTTGTGTTCAATAATTATCAGACTCAAGTTGAGCTTGGTAAAGAACCAGAAGACTCAGTCAAGTATAAGGCTATTCAAAACAAGAAGTGGAAAACAGTTACTCTTTATGTTGAGGTAAATTCTACTGAAGAAGTTGTTGAATATGTTAACAGAAAGTTGTTGTATAACATGAGAGATTTCTATACTTCAGGTACTACTGCTACGGCAACACCTCTTGAAGGTTATCTTGATTTCTCATCTGCTGTTGGTTTTGGCGATTCACTAGATGTTAAAGGTTTTAACACTGAACTTATTAGACAAGTTCAGGTTAATAGTTCAGGTTCATACAGTACTATTACTTTTGAGTATGGTGGTTACACATGGGAAGCCCCAGTTGAGAAAGTATTTAACAACAACTCATTAAGAATTTTAGCACCGGGTGGTATATTGCGTGATATAACAAATACACAAATATTAACACCTACTTCATTACCGTCAATTGTATGGCAGGGTACTCAGTTTACTTATGAAGGCGGTGGTTACAATTTAGCTAAGAGTACATTTGAAAGAGTGTCTGCAAAATATATTGCAGAACTGTTTAACTCTAATAATACAGAAGACATTGAATACCTAACAGTTGAAGAGGGTGGAACTATCAATCCAAATAGATTTATTCTAAACATTGAAGATGGTAATCATGTAACTAAAAAATCTACTATTGTTGTAGAGGCAGATTCAAAGAAACCACAGAGCTATAAGGTTAGTAGTGGTATTGTCGGATATGTTAATACTAATAGAACTACTCCTATTGATGTTAAGCTTGTTAGAATGGCAGGTGACTATATGCCTAACTATAGAACTGTTATTGCATTTACAGATCTTTACAGAGATAACAAGATTGACAAACTATGGGCTGGTCTTTCTGATGAGGAGGCTAGACAAAAAGTTGTATATAACAAATATAATCGTTTAGGTATTGCGTTTGCATCATACACTAATTTAGGCTATGATAAGTTTGGTCTTATCGAAGATATGCATTTTCATAAGATCAATCCTGAAAAGGCTGATGGTATTCTTAAGCTTTCAAACTCTACAGAGGACCAACCAGTTTATCCACTAATCGGTGAAGTTGCTATTGATAAAAGAGATATTAATGTATTTAGATCTTCATGGGAGGATGGCTTCTATACTAAGAACGATAACCAGTTTAACAGATCGTTTGTATTCGGAACTCTATCGGCCAGCGAAGAGGGTGCATTCATTGCATCAACTCTAAACCTACCTAGAGCTGCTTATGATATTACTAGTTATTCAAACATTATCAAGGCAACATCTCTAGAAGAAATGAAGGCGTATAAGGATGCTAGAAACTATGTAGGTGACCTTATTACATTCGAAGACGATTCTAACATTTGGATGGACTTCTACTTACAGAACAATCTTGTAAATATCCTAAAGGATGACAACGCTGGATACAGCATTAAAAAATATGTAGATGCTTCTAATTCTTACGGTGACAAAACATCACTAGATGACGACATCACAAAATATATCCAGGCTAACCTTATCAAGTTAATGGGTATCGAAGAGATTAGAGTTTGGAATAATAAGACGAAACAGATTGTAGAATCAGCAGTTCTTTCTGCAGAAAACCTACAAGAAATATTAAACACTACATTCGTAGAGGAGAAGAGTTTTAGACTTGAATATGATCCTGTACAACCACTAAATGTAAGGTTAATATATAACAAAAGACCTGGCTTTAGACATGAGCTATATGTCTACGTAAAAATAAGCAGTTAAAATGGCAATTAACATTAAAGAGTTATTTAGTACTGATTCGGCAACGGACCATCTAGATAAGGTAAATTATAACTTCGATCAGATCGTTGCTAATGGTGGCGGTCCTACAGGTGCTCAAGGTTCTAAGGGTGACTTAGGCCCTCAAGGCAATAAGGGTAATAAGGGTGATCAGGGTATTGCAGGTCCTCAAGGAGATCCTGGCATTGCTACAGATTACTTCTTTAGAAACGACAATGGTACTAAGTTTACATATACACCAAGACAAGATGATGCAACTGCACCTCTTGGTTATTCTAAACCCGCATCTCTTATTCTTGGCGATGCACCATTAGATCCGTTTAGTACTAGTTCAGAAACTGATGCACTACTATATGTTAAGCAGTTTGATCATCCATATCTTGCCAAATTTGGAACTGACAATACTGATGAATTTGTAACTCTTTCTATTACTGCTGATGGTGTTGATAGAGTACTGACATGGGCACCAACTGCTTTGGGTGCTAGTACTCAAAAGTATGTTTTTAACGGAGATACTATTGTTCTTAATGGTGGTACAGGTGAAGTTATTAAACTTGACTCTACAGCATCTGAAATTGCTTCAAGCCTTTTGATTAGTGGTACACTTAGAATTTCTTCTGGTGGTCCAGGTAGCGGTAAGGTTCTTACTTCGAATGCAACTGGCGTTGCTTCTTGGACAGCACCATATGAAACACCAGTAGGTACTATTGTTATGGTACCTAAATTTGTTCTAGATCCTGCAAATGGATATATTAACTGGACTTCTACTGGTATATTAGGTACTGACTATGTAGGTCGTGGTAATGCTGGTACTGATTGGGAAGGTTGGTATTATTGCTGGGGTCAGACGTGGGGTACTTATGAGACTCCTGATATGAGAGAGGCAATGCCTGTTGGTTTTGTTAATACTGCCATGCAAGGTGCTGGTGGTTACTCAGCTGAAGTTTATACTGCCAATGGTACTCTTACAACAAACAAGGGCAGAGTGGATGCCCTTCAAGCAATTGATACAGGTTTTGCAGCACCACATAGTCACGTTATTAAAAATGTTGCACTTGGTGGTGGTGGATATGCATATACTGATATTTCAGCGGGAACTACTGCCAAGTATGTCCCTTATGTTACTAGTTCAACTGGACAAATTTCAACGGGAACTTCTGGTACGTCGGCTGTAGTAAATAACGTAAACGTAGTTCCTCCAGGTACTGTAGTTGGTTTCATGATCTATCTAGGTAGTGCAACTCTAACTTATGACACATCAGGCGGTGGCGGACCATTACCAGTAGGACCATGATCAAATTAGAATTAAATAGAGACAATATTACGTTCATCGGTCTAGTGATCGTTGTACTCCTTCTTTTGGGCCAATGTAGCTCGAATGCATCTCTGCGCGATAAGGTTAAAGAACTTAAGGGTCAAGTTACTCTAGGTGAAGCTAATTTAATGGCTAGCCAAGATTCTGTTGAAATTAAACGCCAAGAAAACGGTAACATGATTGCTGAAATCTCTGCATTTCAAATGACTAATGAACAACTTATAAAAACTAATAAAAAGTTGGCTAGTGATTATGCAAAAGCCCTTGATTTAAATAAAAAGCTAAAAGGAGTAAACTCACTTCTTAAGGCTGAAATTACAGACAAGGACAGTATTATCTTCAATAGCAACTTAAACCCAGACTCTACATTTTCATTTGCTGATTCAGCTGATTATGGCGATGGTAACTACAGATACACTTGGGTTAATGGTAAATTGATTGACACTAAAGTTACTGGCACAATTGATATTGAACAGAAGATTACCCTATGGTCTTCTATTGATGAAAAAGACGGTAAGAAAAGTTTAAAGCTTAGTACTAAATATCCATTCGACGAGATCAACTTACAAGGTGTTTCTCTAGTGAATGCTGAATTAAATGCATACAATAAAAAATCACGTTGGAATATAAACTTCGGTGTTGGACTTGGAGTTATTCCTAACGGTACGACAGGCCTTGCAGTTACACCGACAGTTGGTGTTATGTTAGGATGGTCACCTAAGTGGTTACAATTTTAAAATAAAGAATTAAAATGGCACAATCATCAAAATACGCTAGGCTAGACCAAGATGTTCTACTAGAGTTCATTTATCACGATCAAAATGTTAGCACACTTGTTAACTATCAAATTGAGATCGATGATAACGGCTCTCATGTAAAAGCTCTTAATACGACTGCATCTGCTTCTGATTCTCGCCATTTGATTCATGAGCTAGGTGCTAATGTTGTAAACTTTGATGTTACAGAGGCATCTGACAGACTAGTCATTGAGAACTTTGCAAATAGAACCCTAACACTTCAAGCTGGAAAAACATATAAGTTTGATGTTAGCGCTCTAATTAATCCACTTGACTTTACTATTAACGATTCTGGTTTCGTACCTTCAACAACTGTTGCTATTTATAATCCAACTGCAAATGGAACATTTGCATATTCTTCACCACTTCTTTTAGGTGGCATTATTACAGTTCAAAGTAATGCTAATCCGTTATATGCAACTGCTGATGAAGAAACTGGTAATGATATTAAGACTGGATCAGGTACTGTTGAAAGGTACCATGCAGTACTAGTCGATGACATCAACGGTTCTAGATATGCGCTTCTAGATTCAACAAATAACTTTATCGACAATAACCTTACTTGGACAGGTTCAACTTCATCTACTATTGATCAGGCTGATGCTGTAGATATTCCATCTAATACTATTACATACGATACAGTAAGACTTCACTTAAGATCTGGATACAACTTTGCTGGTAGAGGTCTTCAAGGTTTCTTATTCCAGGTTGGTGTACCAAGAGTTAGTGGTGTTATTTCATATTATACTTCTATTGTATATTTGAATTCATCATCATTTGAGATTCAAAACCCAACACCTTTTATTATCGGTGAAACTCTTTACTCTAAGTTTATTGAGATCAAGGTTCCTGCTCTTACTGATATGGACCCTAACTTTGCTACATGGTTTTTTGGAACAGGTGTAGATGCAGTTGATCCACTAGGTAACTATGAGATCACATTTAAACATATCCAATCAGTAGAAGATCTTGGAGGCTTTGATTATATCAATACAGTTGATGAAGTTTCCTTAACTCTTGCTAAAGAAGATGAGTTCAACGATATTGCAGCAAATCTTATTCCTGCACCAGACGGCGACTACTTCCAACTATATGCAACTAGAAATGGATCTATCACTGCATTTGATTCTTATATTGCTAATAGAATTCAAAATCTTGGTGATGACATTACAGTATTCCATGACATTACAGTATATGAACAAATCACAAGCTACTGGGATATTACATATAACATGAGCATTGTTCAAGTTGAAAACTTCGATGTTCCGATTCCATTTAGACCAGTTATTCAGAATGCATCTAATGCTATTTCATACAACATTGACTATGTAATTAGAATCTACAATGAAAAGGATAATACTCAAATTGTAAAGAGAGCATCTTATACTTCGTTTGAAACTGGCAAGTATGGTAAGAAACTTGCAAGAATCAATCTGCCTTCTTCAAACAAGATCCTTAAGGTATACAATACTATGCCTAATATTCTTGAGAACAGACAGATTACTCAGAACCTTGCAACACTACCAAACAACCAGACAAGATTCGTACCTACATTCATTGAGCGTATGAACATTGTTACAGGTTCTACTAGTGTTACAGTTTCACAAAACGAAGTTGTTGACAACTCTACTATCACATATTATTCTGATGGAAATAGCCAACTAACGCTTAGCCCATTTGATAACTATATTAAATTTAAAGTTGCTAAACAAGATGGTAACGATCTAATCTCTATTTCACTTGAAGGTGCAGATAAGGTTGTACTTGATCTTGCCGGTGTTTCAATCGATAACAACATGAACTATGATGATGTTGATTTATCTGATGGTGAAATCATGTTCAAGATCTCACAGGAGAATGCACAAAAAGCAAAGAACGCTATTGCAAACTCTTCGGACAATGTTTATATGCTTTCAATCCAGAATGGTTCAGATAAGACTATGATCCACCATGGTAAATATACAGTACTAGGTGCTTCAGCAAACACAACTGTAAGTGCACCTATTCAGGCTACAAAACAAAACATCACTTCAGCGTTATGATGTTAAACTCTAGGAGCAATCTTTATAACTTAAAGTTCCCAAGAACATTTATACCTAAAGAAGTTGCTGACAAATATAGACCGTATCTGAATAAGATGCCTGGCAATATTATTAGCGAGCCGATTGATTACGTTAACTATTCAATCCAGGGTGTTACTGTTCCAGGTATTGCATTTGATCCAGTACAACAAGACCCTAACCCAGGTACTATTACTTACAAAAGGGGTTATGTTCCTGTTCAGAATCTAATCACACGTGAATTCTCTATCGAGATGCAACTACTTGATGGTTTTATTAATTATTGGATATTAACTGATACTCTTCTATATTACTATGACAGGAGTACTAAGGAAATGTATCTAGATGATATTAAGTTACAGATCCTAGATGCCGAAGGACTTCATGTTATGAGTGCTGTTTTTGAAAAGCCTATTATGAGAGGCATTAATGAGCTTTCACTAAATATGTCTTCGAATGTGGCAGAATTTACAACATTCTCGGTTGACTTCAGTTACAATAAGTTCAACCTACTTAACGAATTAGACTGATATATAACGTATGAAAACTTTTATCGAATACCTAGAATCAAATAAAATCACTGAGCAGGAGATGCACATTCTTAATGAATCTCTAAACTCTGAGTGGACTCCTGAGCTTGAGGCTAAGGTTGATACTGCAATCGAGCAGTTCTTTGAGGAATTTAAAAATGAAGATGGTTCTTACGATTTCGATAGATTCAACGAAGAACTAACTAATGAGGGTCTTCTAGGTTCTATCCTAGGCGGTCTAACAGGTTTCGCACTAGGTAAGTCAGTTGGTAAGATTGTTGCCAAGGCACTAGGTGTTGAAAAAGGTATTTTCTATGATCTATTAACTTCAAGACTTGTAGGTGCTGCTCTAGGCGCTTCTCTTGGTAAGAATATCTAAGATGAATATCGTAGCAATCGACTTTTCAATTAACTCTCCAGGTATTTGCATCTTAAAGGATGGAAATCCATATTTCATTGCATTCTTAAAACCAACCACAGGTACAAAGGCCCAACAGGCCCTACAGTCTCAAATGACAGAACTAGGTGATGTACATCTAGTATTCCAAGAAGAGCCTAACATTGATAGGCAAGAGATGAGCCGGGTTTTAAGACACCGATACATCGCGGAAGAAATTTGCAACCTCATAGAAGAACACACGGACACATCTCAGCCCTACAGAATCTTTTTTGAAGGTGCTTCCTACGGGACATCTAGATTTGGAACAAACTCCCTCCTTGACTTGGCTTCAGCCAGCTCGATCCTTAAAAGCTTTATGTTTGACCGATTTGAGATCGAACAACTAGATGTTATTGCCCCTACATCCATTAAGAAGTTTGTTGGAAAAGGCAATATGAAGAAAGAAGGGATGTGGGAACACTTCTTAATAGATGACTCCTTTCAGTCCTCTCCCTTTTGGAAATTTTGCAAGACCATCGAGTCCTTTGAATTTAAGAAGTTACCTAAACCGGTTGATGACCTTGTAGATGCTTACTACCTTTTAAGGTTAGCCCAATCGATGTAATCTTACCCCTGGAACTGAAACCCAATTCTTGTATGCTCGTTTTGGGGCATTGTTTCATTTAGCCTAAAATATATTATATTATTACAAGATTATGAAACAAACTAAATGTTTCGTGATATATAGTATATGAAAACAATTAGCTCTGGACAGTTTCTTAGACTGCATGCCACTTTGGAAGATATGGTCGCATGTGATCGCATTAATAAAGAGGAAGCCAATGCCTTCCTAGCTAAGACAGGTTATGTACAAATGGGAGAATCCAAGTGGCAATCCCCGGATGGTAGCACGACAGAGATTATTAAGAGTTAAAAGTTTTCTGAAACATTCTTCGGGATGTTTGTATAATAGGAGTTAAAGCATCTTTGAAGTAAAGAGAGATTAACAGGTTTAAACAATTTAAAAGTAACTTAAAGGATTATGGCAGATTTTGACATTTTCAACCTGAGTGTTGCAGACGTTGACACTCACGAAACGGCATCTTCAAACAAAGAAGATATCATCTACAAGCCTACCGCAGATGACGGTAAGGACGGTACCTATAAAGCATTGATTCGCTTTGTACCAAACCCAGAAAACCCACGCAAATCATTGGTTCGCAAGTATGTCCACTGGATGACTGACCCTGCAGGCAATGGTCGCTTGGTAGACTCTCCCGCTTCAGTCGGCGAGAAGTGCCCAATTCAAGACGCATTCTTCCGTCTTCGCAAGTCAGACTCAGCAGTCGACCGCAAGATGTCAGAGAAGTTGAAGCGTCGTGAACAGTTCTACTCACTTATCAAGATCATTAAGGACCCACAACGTCCAGACTTGGAAGGTCAATACATGGTATTCAAGTATGGCTACAAGATCAAAGAAAAGATCGATGAGGAGTTGAAGCCTTCATTCGGCGAATCTACTCAAGTATTTGACCTTTTCGAAGGTAAGAACTTTGAGTTGATCATCACACGCCAGGGTGAATACAATAACTACGATAAGTCTAAGTTCTCAGCTAGCAAGTCTGCTATCGTTATCGAAGGTGCTCCTGTTGAGCGCACTAAAGATGCGATGACTGTAATCAAGGCTGAACTTGATAACGCTCCAAAGCTTGAGCCTTACGAATACCGTCAGTGGGACGATCAGACCCGTGACTTCGTAAACTCAGTACTTGGACAATACATTTCAAATCCAGGTATGGCAGTAGGTGCTGTGACTTCACGCCCTGCAGCTTCTGAATCTAAGAGTACTGCAACTTCAAGCTCGACTATCAGTCCAGCTTCAACACAGGAAGCATTCGACTTTAACGGTCCTTCTTCTACTGCGACTAAAGTTGATGCAGATGACGATCTAGAATCATTCTTGAATGACCTCGATCTCTAATCTTTCAGAGGATTTAAAGAACACAATTAGAGTTTTGGTGAAGCAGGTGGTTGTTGAAAACCACTCTGCTCCTCCAAAGCAAATGATAAAGGAGATGTCAGGTCGTTTGAACCTGGCATGTCCCTATTGTGGGGATTCTACAACGGATCTTCTCAAGAAAAGAGGTAACATCTTCTGGGACACTCTCCAATATCATTGTTATAACTGCAACCACCACTCTGATCTAACTTCTTTCTTTAGGGACCACGGCAAGCGCTTTGGATCCGGTGACGATTCTATTCATGTAATCGAGTATATTAAAGACAAGAAGGTTAATGTTAAAGAGATTAGTACACTACAACATAGTGTATACAACACTGCAGTTGAGCTAGCCATTGAGGTTAGTGATTTCAAAAGACATTTCAAAGCAGATAATATAAGCGTTGGTGATTTTGCGTGGTTCTATCTAAGAGGTAGATTACTACACAATAGAGCCGATGAATTCTTGTATTCAGCCCAACGCAAGAAGCTTTGGATATTAAATAAAACACCTGACGGTAAAATCCTAAGTTGTCAGAGCAGACAAATGGGAAAGAACGCCAGGACAAAATACTTGACATACGATCTAGCCAAGCTTTATGAAGAGATGGGACGTGAGTTTCCATTAGAAGGCGATGACTTGATTGCTGTCAACAAAATATCAACACTGTTTGGTATTATGCAAGTGGATATGATGAGACCAGTTACGGTCTTTGAAGGTCCTCTTGACGCTAAGTTCATGTTTAACTCTATCGCCCTGGCTACTGCCGGTAGATCAACAACAGAGCTTGATGAAGTACCAACAATCAGGTATATGTTTGACAATGATGAAACCGGAAAGAAGAAGATGCTAGAGAAGCTCCGTAAAGGAAAGGCTGTCTTTATGTGGTCAAAGTTCTTGAAGGATACAAAGTTGAATATATACAATGACGATATAAAGGATCTAAACGATTTGATTAAAAAGTGTTTTGAGCTTAAGAGTGATGCACATAAGAAGATCGGTGAGTATTTTACTAGTTCACATTTAGATGCTTTATACCTATGATAGACTTTAGTTGGATGGATCAGGAGTTAGATCAGTTTCATGATGATCACGAAGGCCGTAGGAATCTAAAGATGTTGATAGATTTTCAACAATCAAAGATATCCTATACTGGACCTGTGTTTAATCCTGGAACTCCTAAGATGAAGAAGAAGTTGACGGCACATAAATGGATTAAGCAGGGCAAGGATAAAGGATCTCTATTTTAAACGTAACCAAATGTCAGAAAAGAATAAGATTGTTGAGATTGACCAGTACTTAGGCAACCAACGTCAAGAATGGACCGCTAAGATCAGGGAACTGGCAAAAGCGTTTAAAAATATTGATGACCTTAACGAGGCTATGGTGACTATTCCATCATACCGCCAGATTATCATCGAACAAATTGCTCAGCTTAATATTAAGATAAAGCAACAAGAGCGTAAGATCTCAAAGGTCTACAAAGAATCCTTTATTAAATATTACGAATACGACTACAAACTTACTGACAAGCAGAAGGAATCATTCCTTAAAGCAGATATGTCAGATGACAGCATGATCCTATCTTTGTTAGAAACACAGATGGACTTTTACAAAGAATCGGTTAAGACTCTAGACAACATGAGCTGGGCCGTTCGCAACAAACTACAGCTAAATGGGCTGTAATACAGCGAGAATAAAAATGCTCAACTAATGGTGGAGCTAACGCTTACAGAAGACAACCAGTTCTTAAGAATCGATGCTGCTACAGAGCTAGAACTAGAACAGTTGAATATTTCGTTAACAAGACGCATCGAAGGCTGGAGGTTTAACCCACTGGTCAAAAGAGGTGTGTGGGATGGCTATGTGTCTTATATTAAAGATAACAAGTGGATCCCTTCTGGTCTATGGCAAGAAATTACAAAGATCTGTAAGCAGTACAAATACGAGTTAAAGATCAACGGTATAACTAGACTCTTTGACAAGAATATTACAGCCGAAGGCTTTGAAGCCTGGTCTCTTGAGTTCTTTGAGCGTAGTGAGTTAACACCTAGAGACTATCAGCTTGAAGCAGCATTTAATATCTTAAAGTTTAGAAGATCATTGTCCGAGCTTGCAACTTCAGCAGGTAAGACCATGATCTCATTCCTTACTATTGCATACATGCTAGAGAAGGAGAGCGCTAAAAAGATATTGTTTGTTGTTCCAAACGTTTCATTGGTTGTACAAGCCACTGAGGACTTTGCTGAATACAACTATGAGAACAGAGTACAGATGATGGTACAACAAGTCTACTCTGGTCAAAAGATCAAGGACAGTAGAAATGTTGTTATCGGAACTTACCAATCACTTGTAAAAAAAGGTAAAGACTTCTTTGATCAATTTGATTGTGTTATTGTAGACGAAACACACAAGGCTAAGTCAACATCGATTAAGACTATCCTACAGAAATGTGATAAGGCAACATATAGATATGGCCTGTCTGGAACCATTCCTAAAGATAATACATTAGATAGGTTAACTATCATGGCATATACTGGGCCTTTAATCACGGAGGTTAAGGCTTCTTTCCTACAACAAGAAGGCCACATTGCAGGGTGTAAAGTTAAGATCATTGAAATGAACTATGCACCTGAGACTGCCAGAAAAGCATTCATGGAACTCTCGACAAACAGATATGAGAACAAAGATGTTTTCCAGTTAGAACAAAACTATATTATTCAATCACCAGGTAGACTTAATTTTATTGTTAATGTTGTTTCAAAGGTTCCTAAAAACTCACTAGTTCTTTTCCATCGAATCGAACATGGTAAAAAACTATATGAGTTATTGAGAAGAAAGAGCGACAAAAAGGTTTACTATGTTGATGGTAGTACTGATAAGGATATTAGAGAAGAATACAAGAAGAAAATGGAAGCTGGCGACGAAGTAGTTATCGTGGCCTCTTATGGTACATTCTCAACTGGTATCTCTATTAAGAAAATCCACAACATCTTCTTTACAGAATCATTTAAGTCTGAGGTTATTATTAGACAGTCTATTGGCCGTGGTCTTAGACAGCACGAGTCAAAAGATTCTGTAAATATCATTGATTTTGTTGATGATATTTGTTTTGATGGCCACCAAAATTACTTATACAAACATGGTTTAGCTAGACAAAAGATTTACAGACAGGAGAAGTTCAGCTACGAAATCAAAAAGGTATCTTTTGAAGGGGATATATAACCATAAGATACAATAATATAAAAATACACAACCACGCAAAAAATGGAACGTATTCAATCATTTAAGTCTTTCTCAGACGTTAAAAAACAGCTAAAAGAGAAAGCTACACTTGAAGAAACAAATGTAAAAAGAGCAACTTCTGCCACTGCATTTGCTGAGCTTCTTAAAAAATACGAAGCGGCTACTATTGCTGACGTAACTGAAGACAAACTACAGGATTTCATGTCTGAATTAGTTGGTAATTTCAAATTCGAAAAGACTAACGAATCAGTTGAGACTATTAAAGAAGCTATGGGCATAGACCTTAGTCCTGAAGTTGCTGCTTCTATAGTAAAGAAATATGGTAATGAAAAATGGGGTGAGAGAGCCGGCTACGGTGATCAAGAGGGTTACTATATCCTAAGATCCCTTGGTATTCAAATGGCTAAAGCTGCTGGTATTGATAAGGCGCCTGGTGATTTCGATTACCCATACTCAATCTACTTTGACGGCGGTAGTCTAGTCCTTGGTGATAAGACTGTTGGTCAAACAAGAGGTAAATCACTTGCTCAAGTTGCACAGATGTACACTGCTCTAGTTGGTAAAGCTCTTGCAGCTCTTGCTAAGAAAAACAAGTCTAACGAATCAGTTGAGGCTGAAGTTATCGAAGAAGGTAACAAGAATAGAGAAATGGTTGCTTCAGCCTGGATGAAGACTGGCATTAAAGACCTTAACGGTATTGCTAAACTTTATGCAGATGCAATGGAAGATGCTAATTTCCACCAAGAAATGGGTACTTCTAAAGCTATCGGCTCTGCGTCAAGGGGCAAGGTTTCAGGTCTAAAGGGTTCTGATATCGCTTCAGCTGCAGGCTGGGATGGTTATGCAATCGCTAACGGCACAGTTGATTTCCTAAGAGAAATTGGTGAAGAAGCTGCAGCTAACAAGCTTTACAAAGCAATCTCTAAATACGATCTAAACGAATCTATCGCATTCGCAACAACTGATCTAGTAACTGCTATCATGGAAGGTACTAGAGGCCAGTTCGGTAAGATCTATAAGTCTGGTGAAATCGCTTCAGTATACACACATTACGATTCATACCCAGAGCACATGCTTCCAACTATTAAGAAGGGCTACAAAAAAGGTACTGACGTTGATGCAGTTCTAGGTAAAGGTGATAACTCTGGTCTAGAGGTTTCTCCAGACAAGATGAAGTTCTACGGCGATCAAAACAGCTTGAAGCCAATGATGGGTACTGTTAAGAACCTTAAGAAATATGTTAACGATGCTGACGCACAGGGTGCAGAATATATTTACCTATTCGACGAAAGAGACCAGAAGTGGTACATGGTCGATGTTTATGGTGATAGAGATCTTGTTCCAGCTTTTGAAGCAGTTGAAGTTAATGAAGCTGAGGTAGATATTATGGATGAAGTCGGCGGCGATATTCATAACATATACGGTAAGTTAAATGATCTAGCTGAAGAGACTACAGATACCAAATGGAGAAAAGCCATTGA